CTGGTACTGACCAAGCTCCCGTTGTTTTTGATGGGAATGCAGTTGTCAATTGAGTTGAACCACTTATTACACCATTGGTTGCTGCTATTGAACCCGTTATAGATGTTGCGTTTAATGAACCTGTAATTTCTACTAATCCATTATTTTGAACATATAAATTACTACCACTTTGTAAGAATAGTGATGAACTATTGTTCGTAATTGCAGATGCAATTATTTGTCCTGATGTAACAACCATTGAACCACTAAATATTTGTGACCCACTAAATGTGTTTGAACCAGTAGTTACCAATCCATTAAATCTACTATTAAATGATGATGATATTGAAGAAAATGAACTACTTAATGTATATCTTGTATCGTATGATGATGTTAATTGAGATGAACCACTAATAGTTCCGGATGGGAATGATGTTTTTGAATTTAATTCTACTGCCGTTAAAGTAGGGCCCATTGACTCACCAAAATCAAAAAGACCTGAAATACCACTAACAGTTCTCATACTATATGTATAAGTTCCAGCTGATGCGGTATCTATTACATTTAAACAATATGGAACATTTAGGTTTGAACTATTTTCAACTTGGACAATATTTCCAATTGCAGTTTCATCTCTATAAATTTGTAATCTAGTCCAAGATGAAACATTTACTGGGTTTGCATCACCGGTCACCATAATTTGAACTGGGTTACCTGTTGTTGTTATGTTTTCACTTATTATTGTTACACCCGTTGATGTAACTCCGGTAACTCTACTACCCAATTTTTGAACATAGTTTACACTTCCACTTATGATTGATGCTTCTAATGTATCTAATCTACTATCTACCGAAGAACTTAATGTTGTAAATGAAGATGTAGTTACCAATGAACCTGTATCTATGGTTGTTGACGAACTTATAAATCCAAATGCAGTTATTTGTGCAGATGAACTTACTAAATTTGAAGGTAATGGTTGAACACTACCACTCAATGTATATCTTGTATCGTATGATGATGTCAATTGAGATGAAGAACTTATTGCTCCACTTAATGATGTCAAAAATGAACCCGTTTCACTTTCAGTAATCCAACTACCACTTACACTCTCAATTGTGTTTAATCTATCCACTAATGATGATGTAGATTGTGATGCAGTAAAAGTATTTAAATTTGAAATAGATGTGTTTACTGATGATGTAAATGTTTGGTAAGAACCCGTATCAAATCCACCTTGTATACTTACAACACTACCACTAATAACATTAAATGATTGTGATATTGAATTGAAAGATTGTGTTAAACTATTGAATGAATTTATAGTAGTGTATGAACCTGTTACAAATCCTAAATCTGATATTTGTGTTGATGAACTTATTGCTCCATTTAAACTTGTCAAAAATGAACCCGTTTCACTTTCGGTAATCCAACTACCACTTACACTTTCAATTGTATTTAATCTATCCACCAATGATGATGTAGATTGTGATGCGGTGAATGTATTTAAATTACTAATAGAAGTTACAATTGATGCCGTAGTTACACTTGCAGTAAAAGTATTTAAATTTGAAATAGATGTTACTAAACTTCCAGTTGAAATACTTGCAGTATAAGAATTGAAAGATGATGTAGATAATTTTGTATCTAATGTATTACTTAATGCATTAGTCACTAAATCGGTTGCAAATGTAGTATCTAACGAAGATGTTAAATTGTTTATAGAAATTTTATATGTTGTACTACCTGATATACCAACTACAAAAGTCGTATCTAATGATGCCGGACTTAATGCAGGTAATTCGGATATTTTTTTAGTTTGTCTTAGTGCCATTTTTATAATATTATTTCTTCGTCATTTTCAGTTGATAAAACTATGTCTAATTCTGTTCCTATTGGTATATCTTTTAACTTACCCATAACATAAATATCATTTATAGTTACATTATCGTAATCTATATATTCTTCATTTAAAGTTATTACTACATTATTTCCAACTTCTTTTATTGTATAGTTTCCTGGAATATGTAAACCAAATACTAATACTTCAAAATTATTAGGTGATGCTCCTTCGGTTCCATAATCTAATGTAACATTGTATATTGTTAATGTATTTGTATCGTTGTCAAATTCATCAATCATTCTTTGATTATATCTTGCACTATTTTCTAATATTTCTTGATAAAAATCCGATATTTTTGTTTTGTTATTTACTAATTTAATTGGATTTGGATTGGAACGAGTTTTAGATTGAAATTTTGTATTAGTTGGAATTTCAATATTTTGTAAACTTCCGGTCAAATCATTGTTAGTAAGATTATTAATATTAATCTTTGGAACAACTCTATTAAGTTTTCTTGTATTTGAATTAAATTGTTTAAGCATAATTTTCTATGTCTCCTTCAATTTGAATATAGTCATCATCATCCAAATTAAATTCAAAATTTGTTTTTATAAATTTAATCAATAAACCATTTCCACCATCTTCAACTATATAATCTCTTGCACTTATACTTTGTGTGTTAATGTAAATCTTTAATCTATCTTGTGTAGTTCTATATTGAATTTCTCTTAATATATCTACAAATCTCCAACCCGTAGCTTCCCAAATTGAATAAGTAGAATTTGTTAAATCTTTTGGACTTAAATTTGTTTTACCAGTATTTCTACTGATTTTTTGTGTGATATCTAATAAACTTCTTTTCATTATACAATGTCAATAAATTTACCTGTAATAGTAATTTCATCATTACTATCTACTGGAAATCCAGGAGACAATGATAATGTTAATATATTGTTTGTATATGATGTTATTGTAAAATGTGTCGTTTGATAATACCTAACACCATTTATATATAATTTAATATCGTAAGATTTTCCATCGTAAGTCAATCCTGAAGTAATTACTCCGGCTAATTGTGCAGGTGCTTCTATTAATTTTATTCCTGTGAATGTTGCGGTATTAATTCCACCATCTACCACTTTACTATTATTTAAAGACAAAAAGTCAATTAAATCTTTATTGTCATAATATGCAGATGGAGTTGTTAACATTCCTTCCAATCTACCATTTCCTGTTACGTCAACTTCGGTTGCAACTACAACTCTCTTTGTTGACATTGATTTTTTAATCACATTCTCTCCATCAAATTTTTCAGGAAGTAAATATGCTTTAACTGACAAACTAAATTCAATTCTGTTTATTCTTTCAGTTCCTTCACCAACTTCATTTATAACATTAAATTCACTTAAACTAGTTCTAAATTTAAACTTTTCTTTATCACCCCAATATGTTGATGTATATTGTAATTGTTCTATTACTGCATTTAATTGTTCAGTATAACTTGTCCAAACCATACAATCATAATTCAATTCCACATATTCCGGCATTTGAATTTTGTATATCTCATATTTCGGTTTTACATTACCACCAAATGCAGTAAATCTATCGTATCTATTATCTTTTGAATATTTTGTAATACCCTGATATGATACATGCCTATTTTGCATTGGCATACTTTCATCTTTTGCAATTGATGTTCTTCTTATCATCATTATAGGTAATTGTATTTTACCCTTTGAATCTCTAAATACACCTTGTCTACGTGCACCATTCCACCTTTCGGAATTACCATATATGACTGGTATTTTTAAAGTTTTACCATTGTCATCTAATGTTGGTAATGCCGTATCTTCCAAATATGACATCATAGCATAGTCAATATCAAATAAAGATATACTTTGTTTTACATCTCCTTTATTTGATTTTATCTCATTTGCCCTATTTGGGTTTTGTCTTAGTGGATTTGTAGACATATTATTTTATTCTTTCTTCAATGTTTAAATTAGATTTAGATACCATAAATGTTGAACACACAATACTCCAATTTCTATCACTATTCTGACCAGGTAAACCACCTACAAATTGAATTTCATTTGTATTATCTATTTCATAATAAGAATTGTCAAAATATATAACATCACCAATTTCAGGATATATGTTTCTTTCTTCACATAACAATCTATCAAATTTAAAAGTTATATTTTGTTGCATTTCAGGACCAAATCCTTCATACTGAGCAGTTTCAGGTTCTTTATCTATTAGAACAAATAGTTCGACACCCGGATACCAAGTTTTGTTTATAGATTCACCATAAAGATTTACTTTGGTTTCATTTAAATTAATTTTAAATAATACACAAGTATTTTCAATTACGGTATCTACCAATTCTCTTGCAAAACTTCTGAAGAGTTGCAAGTCTCTATCTAACATAAACTTTGGCATATTATCCTACATATATTTTAAGTGGAACTTTTCTTAACATCTCTTGTTGGTGAGTTGATTCATGTGCTTTATTTTCCATCACCTTTATTCTACTCATTTCCTCTAAATTCTCTCTCAATTGTGTAACTAACGCATCCTTTTCAACTTGTGCTTCCGCTCTTAATGCTGCACCATCTAAACTCACTTCACCATCCGGAATTGGAATTGAATTATATTTTTCTCTAATTGCACCTAATAATTCTTTAGCAAGTGCAAGTGTATATTTTCTAATCCATTGTTTACCAACTTCATTTATATTTGAATATTGAATAAAATCATATGGAATATCAGAATAGTCGGAAAGTGAATCAGCTTGAATCGTTTGTGAATCGTGTTCAAATTCATCTCTGCTGATGTATTCAAAATATATCTTCTTAACCGTGTCGTCTGTTGGGACAGGAAATATTTCTAATTTATTATCTACAATATTAAATGTATGTGCAGATTTTCTAATATGGTCATTGAATTCAATTTGTTGCATTCTTAATACATCCTCATATAACGGCATCATTAAGAATTGTGCAGCCGGTGAGTAGTTACCAAATCCCAATTCAGAAATTAAGTTTAGTGTACCTTGTGCACCTACTGAATACGGGTCAAAGAATCTTGTAATTGCAGGAATTGCTTCATGATATACTCTTGTTACATCTATTGTAGAACTACCACTAAATATTTGTGAAAAGTTTCTACCACTTTCAACATCAACTGCTCCGGACATTAAATTATATATTTGAACCGAACCCGTTAAATTAATATATCCCTTTTTAATTGCAGTATTACCACCTACACCCGCAAGTGTTCCATATTGTTGAGACATACGAACCGTTGTTGGTAAGAATGAACCATCTACAAGTGTTTGTGAGTAGTTTGCAACTTTACCTTTAGGTTGTCCTCTAAGAATATCTAAATTGTTTCTAAGATTGAATTGATTGACTTGTGCTGAATATTCCGAAACAGATTCTTCAAAACATGCCCAAATTTGTTGATTATCTAATTCAATATTAACAATAGGGTAACCCAATCGCTTTGCCACCCAAACTGCTGTTTTAGGTGCATCCAATCTAAACTCTGTATCTCCATCATATATCCCAAATGGAGTTGCGATTGATAATGCTACTGATGATGAAAATTCTGATGCAGATGAACCCGTCCAATATGTGTTTACAGACATTATTTAAAATTTATAGTTTTACTACTATAAATATGAATTATATAAATAAAAAAAGGGAAAGTATTTCTACTCTCCCTTTTTAATAAATGAATTATATGTTATATTAGAAAACTATACATAGATTATCGTTAGTTCTATAAACATCACCCGCTATCAACCCACCGGCGATTGCGGCTGCTTTATTAGCATATGTTGGTATATTTGAAAGGTTTAAACGATTTGCACCATTACCACCAACTTTTGGCATATTAGAACCACTACCGAATTGAATATATCCAACTGTTGCATCTTGTACACCTCTTACTTGCATTACATTTGGTACATTAATATCACCAATGAATACATCATCACCAACTTGAAAGTTAATACCTGTTCCATTAACATCAGCTCTAACTGTGTTAAATACTGCATTAATAGAACCATCCGTTAAATCGGTATCTAATGCTAAGCCTGCACCATCTAATGTTGTTTTTAAATCAT